ATTTTGATAAGCGTTCCGGTGTAAAACTTATAAGAAATAATGTAGAGCAATTATTATTAACTCTAAAAGGTGAACGAATTATGATGCCCGATTTTGGGCTATCTTTACAAAAATATCTATTTGAACCTTTAGATGAGATAACTTTAGGGATGATAAAAATGGATATAATAAAAAGTGTAGAAACATATATCCCTTTTGTTAAAATTCTAAGTTTGTTTATTGGGGTGGATACTTCAGATAAAAGTAATATAGCTAGAAGAACCGGAGGCTATGCCCCGGATAATAATACGCTAAATATAATATTAACTTTACAAATACAAGATGCGAATATGGAAATTTTTGATGTTGGAGTTAAACTAAAATGAGTTTTTCTGGTACTACTGAATCCGATTTTATGAAACTTGTTACCATTCCTGAGCGGAATAAGAAAAGTTTTTTAAACTTTGCAGCTAACGATTTCGGAGATATTAAGGATACCTTAATCAAGTATATCAGATCTGTGTATCCTTTAGACTATCAAAACTTTTCGGAATCTGATCTAGGAGTTATGCTTATAGAGCTAGTGGCTTATATGGGGGCTGTCAACTCTTTAAAAACGGACATGTTAGCCAATGAGAACTTTATAACGACAGTAAAAACAAGAAGAAATTTAGGTAAATTATTAGAGTTGATAGGGGTTAAAATGCGAGGTCCTACCGCTGCGGCGGCAGCGGCTCAAATCTCTGTAGGCACAGTACCTCCCGAGTGGCCTCTCTCCACGGGGACCACCCCCGATACTATAACTATCGCAGCGAGTGATAGAGTACTCTCAGTTATTTCAAATGAGGATGGAGCCCCTGTTAATTATACGGTATATAAAACTCTAAGTGACGGATCTATACAAAATATAAATAATGCCTCCGTAAATCTTACTTTATACTCTGATGAAGGTAATGCGACGAGTTCTACATTTTCTAATTTAGCTCTGTTAGAGGGATCTTTAGTTGTTCAAACAGGGGTTTTTAATACAGCAGAATCTTCTAAGAGTATAACTCTAACTGATTCCCCCATAATAGATGGGAGCGTGAATGTATTCGTAGAAGATTCTCATAATACTAGCGCAACTGGACCTTATGTAGAGGTTCCTAAATTATTCTCTTCGTCAGGTGCAAGTGATAAAGTTTTTACAGTTATATATGATGAGAGCTATGGTGCTACAGTTCTATTTGGGGATGGTATTTTAGGTGCTAACCCGGCACAAGATGCTACCTTTACTGTTAGTTACAGGGTTGGTGGAGGAACTAGAGGTAACATGGGTTCTGAAGTTATTAATGTCGCTATACCCGATGTAGGTAGCCCCACTGATGGTCACGTTTCTGTGACATGGACTTTAGAGAACATCACCAAAGCTACAGGAGGAGCGCAGGCAGAAACAATGGAACATGCTAAAACGTATGCTCCATATACTTTCAAAAGGCAGGACAGGGTGGTCACCTTGGAGGACTATATCACTTTTGTTAATACGTTCCAAACTAACCAAGGAACAATAGGCAAGGCTACTGCGGTGACTAGGGATGCCTTTAGTTCTGCAAATGTGATAGAAGTTTATATATTAGAAAAAGCTACGGACTTTCAGCTACAGAGGGCGACACCAGCGACTAAGAAAGATTTACTAGATCAAATAGAAAGTAAAAAAATGATGACTGATCACGTAGTAGTCTCTGATGGATTAATTAGAACACTAGATTTAGTAACAACTATTAGAATAGATAAGGAACTGATAGACCAAGAAGAAGCAATAAAGCAAAAGGTGGCGTCAACGATTCTTAATTTCTTCAGTATAGATAATTTTGATTTTGGTAAAGAATTTATAGTTCCTGAACTTAATAGAGCTATATTTCAAATACCTCAAGTTAGATACGCTACTATTGATAATATCAAAGACAATATTAAAGTTAATTTCAATGAGATAATTCAGCTTAATAACTTTAAAATCAATGTAGTGGAAGTCTAATGTCTAAAAGAACTTTTGTAGATCCGGTTACAAATGTTACACACTCTGTAGATACTGGTAATCAAGTAGGGTCTGCAATAGGAAGTAAAAAATACTTTAAGAGTAACTATGTTAAAGTCTTAGAATTAATTACTCCTGGCTTCTACAAGCAAGAAGATTTAGATTTAAGTGGAACTGAACTCTCTGAGTTATCTCAATTAACAAATTCACACTTATTAGCACTTAGGTATATTGCTGATATTCTTCCTGTATCTTCTATAGCAGGAGACCTAACTCTTAGTAGTTTTACTTCGCCCGAGGCGGGTGCGGCATCCGTGCAAACCCCAGGTATCTCTAGGTATTTCTCAAAACAAAATAATTTAACCAGAGTAACCTCGTACTCATTTGAAAGAGATATTTTAAGACCTAGGGGAACTAGATATACTAATTATGATAGTAGTGCTGAGTTCTTAGGGTTTGTTAGTGGAACTCTGCTGACAGAACTATCATGCCCCCTACCAGATTCCAGTGCGGGGGGTGACAATGCAAATCTTCACAATTTAGCATATGCTACAGTCTCAGCCTACGACGACACTTCTGAAGGAACTCACAAGCATTTAACGAATTCCATGTCGTGGCTTTACTTTTTAAACAGAAGAGATCCCTGCAACTTCACCGATGTAGATTATTCTACGTCTAATGAGGTAGCCAAACTAATCACTAAGAACCTGTACTTTGGGGAAAGTATTGAACTTACTGATTGTATGAAAGTAATGGAGACCTACCTGTGGAGGAACTATGGGACAATCCCTAGAACAGATCTTACTTCATTTTCTTCTATAAATACCGACCTCATCCCAGAATCCTATGTCTCTGCTGGCGACTCCTCAGGCTTGACGTATGCTAGTGGAACGCAGCATTTAGATAAGCTTAAGACATTAATAGATATTCTTTATTCTCCTTATTTTTCTGATGCTCAGGATACTACAGTTAAAGATGCCATACAAGAGTACTTAGATACTTCTACAATCTCAGATGGAGGAGACTTACTAACTTTAGAAGAATCTAAAGGTCCATTTCATAAGTTCTTAAAAGCACTGTCATTCAGTTTTGCGGACAGAAACGCAGAAGCAGAGGAACTATCGACTTTAATTGATATAGAAAGAATACCAGAGGACCTTTTACAATTTCTTGCAGAACTGATAGGATGGAAACTTATTGGGGATGACCCACAAAGATGGAGATTACAATTAAGAAGTGCTATTGATATTTACAAAGCAAAAGGCACTAAGAAGGCTATTCAACTCTATTCAAATTCGCTCTTTGGGGCGGGAGTCTTTGACGTTACAGCTACTAACATTAATGAGTTGTGGGAATCTTATATTCCTAATTTAATTTATTATTCTTTAGTAACTGATTCTTCATATTTTACTGAAGGCTTTAAAGGATATACCAATGTCTCTTCTGATGCTTTAGGGGTTAGGCGGTATTCCCCTGATAGTATGGAGACTAATATAAAATTATGTGTAGATAAAATTATAGGTGAATTGTTCACAGAATTTCCTACTCATTTTAGAATGGCTAATAAACAATTCCCTATTCCTACTTTTAAGGATGGGACAGGTTCTAATTGGACAGGTTCCTGGCATAAAAGGAAGGAGGGTTTCTGGACGGGGATTGAGCCCTTCTCTAATTCAGTCCCACTAAAATGGGATCAAGACCCCGATTTCACATTTCATTACAGGGGATCTGATTACCATTACCCTAATTGGGAAGAGGAAAAGTATTATCAGGGGTGCCAACTGTCACCTGCTTTTGTGAATACAGTTAGAAAGAAATTAATATGCTTTGGGGTAACCCCTGCGTTTGCTACTAAGGTAGCTAATTTCATAAATGAAAATAGTTCGGAGAGGATTGATATTAATAGTATATCAAATAATTGGTTACTATTTACCCCATCCTCTGTTGTTGCACCTAACCATGATAGTGTAATCAAAAATCCAACGAAAAGAGTTCCTAATCCTTTAGATTACTTAAGTTTATGGAACGGAAAATCTTCTCACTTCAAGATGGTCTTTGAAAGTGAGTCTTTCAACTTTACAAAAACTCAGTTCGCAAGTGATAGCAGGTACGCTATCCAGAGTGTGATAAGATTTTTGGAACAAGTTATTCCTGCTCACGCTATAGCAGATGTTTATTTGGATGTTTCAAGTGTTGACGACTCTACAAGTGGAGTCTTTATGACTAAGACTTGTCCCACTATCTCATTCAAATACTCAGCTAGCGACGGGGATTACAAAGTGACAAGAGAACCGCAGGGCGCAGATGCGGCTGTTCTGGGTGTCTCAGGGGGTGGTGGTCACACCAGCCTAATAAACTATGGAACGTGTGCCGCTAACATGCATGCTTTAGGTATACACTTTACGAGGGAAAGTGTTAACAGCACGTATGATTCTTACCTATCAACCAGTAACTATACGGCAACCGTCCCTAGAAATTCTTTAAGGAGAAGGAGCTTTAAACATGTGTTGCCTACACAAGATCTCTTTATGAGAGATGGAAAAACTACCCCAGGTAACATATCTTTATCCTCTCCTTTTTATCTTTCCGGTATAGGATTCCATCCTCTCGGCTTTATACCGTCTGCATTAAATTTTAATAGCGTCCAGACTAAACGAGATCCACAAACTAATTTAGGTGATCTTATTGATACCTCCGCTTTTCCTGGGGTTTGGGAAATTTGTGAAAACTTTAGCTCTTCAAATACCTTTGATGGTGTAGCTACGGCAAATACTTATGCTTTCAGAGGAGCATCTTCTATAGCTCCTAGCGAGTGCTTTGATTTCTTAGGGAGAGAAAAGCTACATCCTATATTGATGTTAATGCATAGAGTGAAAAGATACGAAAAATTATTAGAAGCCTCCTCAATAGTCTCTGGATACTTTAGTCCGAATGGATCAATAAATGGCGATTGGCCTTCTAGCTCTGCTAAGCTAACTCCTAATGATTTAAGTTCTTGGTATAAATTTGATCATTTAAATGTAGTAGAATCCATGACTAACCAATTAGATAATGCTAACATAAGTAGCACATCTATTTCAGATTTCATACATTTTAGATTTGGTGAAAAGATAAATAGATTTTATAATGATTGGTTAAGTGTTTATAAGCAGGGACATTTATCCTTAAATAATTTGGGGTATGGATATTTTTCTAATCCTAGACCCAATATTCTAAGCCATATTTATGGACCCTATTTCTTTAATAATAATTTTGCAATAGATGGGTCCGCTATAACAACCAGTGCAAACTTAATAACCTCTTCTTTCGGCTCTGAGATGGATATTAGTTGGGGAGGAGGACAGGGGTTACTTAGTAATAGGGGTAGGGATTGGGATGATTATAGGACTGATATTGGTTCAGTATCTGCCGTAAATCCTTCTGATCTTTATGTTAACAATTATGAATGGAGAAATGATTGTATAGTAAGTTCCGTAGATCTCGTTGATACTTCGGCTGGTTCGGACACCAAGCCGGGGAGTACTGGACCCTTAGTTGGTATGTTTTCTAAACCTACCTTTAGTTTAATTAGGTTAGATAGGGATGAAGACTCTGGTATGAATGACGGGGTTTCGGATTGGTTAGATAATAGATTTATGGTTGATAACTTGGTTATAAAGTATAGAAGACCTGAGCATATTGATAGATTCGCAAGAATGAGATTTAAAATAAAACCAGATAGATCAAGCGATGCAAGAATAGACTCTAATCCTAACTACGCTAAAAACTTTTTAAATCCAGAGCATTGGTTTGATTTCAAGTTGAAAGCCTTAAACATGCATGACGATGGCGTCTTGTTAGGTGGACAAACGTTGGGAGTTTGGATACACACTAAGCCCCAGAAGAGACGGAGAAGGTTAGACGATGGGTCTTATATTTCTGAAGACACCGTATGGTCTTATACTCCAAGAGGGGTGTGGGAAGGAACCCCTGTGAGTTCCATAACCACAGCAGGCATGGGCGTTAACATGGTTAAAACCCTGTCTCACCCATACACGTTTGGAGTAAGCTCCTTGGCATCTCAAGGGGCGGTGACGACTACTTCTATTGGCCGGGAAGGTGAATGTCCTGTAGTTGTCGAACCCTCCATACCTATTATTAATCCTAGACATGGGTGTGGCATAGGTGGACCGCCAGAATCTAAAGTTAATTCCTTAATGTTTGATAATATATCTATAAGCTTTAATACTATTAATTTGGATGAAACTAAGCTTCACTCTGTCGATCAAGAATATTATTTTGAAGTATTTGCTTTTAATACAGATTATAGTAAATTCTTCCTCATAGACAGTGTACGTTTGGAAGACTCCACTATGAGAAAGTCTTCTGTCATACAAACTGATTTGGCAGATTATAATTTGAAACCTAGCGAACTTAAGACTATCTTTAATTTCTATAATGATTTAAGGAATGGGGAAGCAGGTAGGGATGCCTTTAGTACTTCAGGATTGATGGATGTTAGTGGCGGGTCCAGACAGAGCTATAGAGATAATGCTCTTCCCTTTGGGAATAGTTTAACTAGAAATGCAAATACAGGTGGCATAGCTACTCTAGAAATTTTAGAGGGATAGATATGAAAATTTCAGGACAAGTAGAAGTTTATAAAATTATGTCTTCTGGGAAGAAAAAACTTGTTCACTTGGAAGAAAATCTATTGGTGGATGGGGCAGGAGAGCATATTGTAAATATGTTAACTATGCCGTCTAGCATAGGTAGCTTGGCTGCCAATGCTGGGTCTGCTACTCTTAATCCTTCAAGCTGGTGCGTTAGGGCGGTTAGCTTCGGCAAGGGTGCCAGCAGCTATTATGCGGACAAAGAACAAGACGGGGTGATTGAGGCTCCTAGCCGTGGAGGGCATTATTATTCTAGTCATATATCTAGTATTTATGGAAGCTCAATAGAGGCTGGGCACCCACAAATAATGATTACACAATCTAATGTGCCCGTTTATGGAAGTGCTCTGGCGAAACATCATTATCTACCAAAATATCCTGACCCTATGGATACCTCTTTAGAACTTTCTACAGCAACTATGTACGAAGTGGCAACAGAGAATTGGGGAGGAACAGGAACTACCGCTGCCACGAGTGGTGGTTTGCAAATGGGCCAAAATTTAAATATGATGTGTGGGGCTTCAGGGCACTTAAGACCTTCTGATGTATTTATGGGATGCTACGCTCCCAATTATGGTATGGAATACTTCTTTGTGAACGCTGCTTGGAAAAATCCAGATGGTGCTTTTACAGGGGCGTCTTCATCCGAGATTGGTGCTAGGATTCAAGGGGATAACGGAGGCAGCGCAAAATACGTAGGGTCAGGGCACTTCAATAGTGTAAGCTCTATGGACAATAGAGGGTTCCTTATTGGTAGGACTCGACAAGAAATGCTACAATCAAATGATCATCAGAATGTTATGGTGGTCTCTGGGGCTTGTGCCAGCAGCCTGAAGAGAGTTGATCCTGCTCATACTCTTGCGTCTTCTATTATGATAAAGTCTCCCGCTGTAGCACACACGTTCACAGTAAGTGCCCCAGATGCGGCCTTTACTAATTTTTATGGAGGTATACATCACCTAGGGTTGTGGACATTTGATATAGAGAAAAATAGTGGAAAAGGAGTATTGCCTCCTTATAATATTGTTTTGGATGGATTTGGTAATTCTAATAAAGAATATAAACTATTTGCTAAAAAGATGTTCGTTAGAAATTTAGTGGAAAATAGTGATTATGAATCAGGCGACCCAGCCGTGGACTATGCAGGACATTTAAATCATAATGATTTATACATTAGATGGAAAGTAAGTTTTGATTCTAATTCTAAGTTGGACACGGGGGCACCATAGTGATATCAGGTAAACTTAAAGTTACACAAGTATTCTCAGATGGCACTCAAAGAAAAGTTTTTGAGGACAGTAATATTATTACTGATGGGATGGGTATCAATATAGCTACTCTCTTTGCCACTAACGGGTCTCAGAAGTCTTCTAATTTTGCACCTGCTTACTTTCAACTAGGAACTTGTGCTATAGAATTTTCAGCCCCAGGAGTTGTTGGTGGTGCGGGAGGTATTGCTACGGATGCCCAGTACCATTTGTCGAGTGCTTTCTATAAGATGTCATCTGCATATTCTATTGATAGTTTTGGGGAGTCTTCGGATTTAAGATTTTTCTATGGAAACAGATCATTCCAAGCTTCTAGTGATCATACGGAGTGGGGAGAGATGTTTTTTACTTCTGCTCTTAATCTATCTGGCTCTACCACTTCATCTACCTCTACAAAAGAATGGTTTGCTGAGATACCCGTAGTTAATAATACTAAATACTATATAGACTCCATTGAATATAGAATAGCTTTGGATGAGAACTCTTTAAATGGTTTACCAATAAAAGAAGTAGGGTTGTTTGCTAAGAACCCTGTAGGGTTAAAACACGATCATCCGATGTTGGTAGCTTATAAAAAGTTTGAACAACCTTTTAATAAAACAAAAGATTTTAGTTTAGTTTTTGATTGGTCGATAGGATTCCTCAAACACTTTATTGCTTGGGATAATTTCTCTAATGTAGTAGGTGAAGAATCTGAATCAGTAGAAAAATGGTTTCTTTCTTGAACCTATAATTAGTTAAAGAAAAGTATATAAATAAGACATGGATAACCAAGTAGATATAATTGATGCATCTGGACACCTTGAAATATGGAAGGTGTTCTCTGGAGGTCGTGAAGAGAAAGTCTTTGACGACCATAACGTAATTACTTCCGGTATGGGGGTAGGGTTAGCTATGCTGTTTGCTGGGTCGGGTGCTGACACTATTGCGGATTATCAAATTAAATGGTTTCAATTGGGAATTAGCGGGGATTACGCTATAAGAACTAATTATGATTCCAGCCAGTACTCTTTAGTGTCTGCATTAGGACAGACTGCGGAGGCAATGACGGGGGGTGTAGGGGGAACCTCTGGTCATTATGGTGTAGGGTCTATTATGATGGACCAACACGATCTAATGTCCTCTAATGGAGATAGGTTTAATACTGGTGTTCCTCATTGGTTTGTCTATATACCTGAGAACGCTATAAGGAAAACTTCGGATAATTCGGTAACTTATGCTTTACTAATTGACAGAGAAATATGTAATGGACACACACTAAACGAGATAGGTTTATTTATGCACGATCCTCTGGCAGCGTTCTTGAACAAGGCTGCTGTGGGGGGAGGACAATTACCAAGATCCCCATTGGTAGCATACAGACCTTTCGTTAATATAAAAAAGAGTGCAGATTTTGCACTAGTTTTTAGATGGACTTTGAGCTTTTAAATTATGCCTTTTATAGATACAGATCTTTATTCAGTCTCAACAACAACCCTTGGCGGTCAAGTATCCCCTACTTTAAGAAAAGGGTGGACAGACCCCGCTTGGACGGGTGGAGTTTACAAGTATAATTCTAGTTCCTTCTATAACTGGGAGCAAGATAATCTTCCTTTATACGATTTAGAGGATAGAACATATTTTAATTGGGAGCAACATGGATTCCCAACCTCATCGGTTACGGGCATGATGTTTAATGTATCTGATTCTGGTTCCGATTATCAAGTAACCTTTCCTACGGTTAGCTCTGCTCTGGCCTCCTTACCCCGAACCCTAAGATTTCCTGTAATTATTGAAGTGGCTGCTGCCGGGGATTTAGGTGCTATAGAAATATCTGATCTTCAATTTGAAGAGGATGGCAGTCTTGAGATTATAAATAGAGGATTTGGTAAACTGTTCTCTGGGTCAGGTACGCAGACCTCGGCTACAATAACTGATTTGGTTGACGCATCTACTATAGCAGCCGTTAGCTCTATAGATCTAAGTAATACTTTTGCTGATCTTAGTTCTTTATGTGTATCTACTAATATTAATCAAGGTAGGGGTGGTCAGAAGTTCTTTGAGGGGTGGGCAAGACATTTTATAACCACTC